TGCCTCACGTAAATCAGGATACTGGTCTAAGTAGTCTATGATAACCTGATCTGACACACCATCAAAGTTACTAGGTGTATTAGATAAACCTGTTACAGGATTAATATTCTCCTGATTACCAAACGCATTAAAGTGTGCCTGTGCTAATCGTTGATTTTTTTCTTCTTCAGATAACCCTTGTAATGTAGCAGGATCTATACCAAAAGTTTCACCTCCTGCTATAGCCTGTGCTACGTCAGGTCTATTAGCTATATATGTACCACCAACAACAGATCCCGGTGGTGGTGGTGGTGCAGGTGGTTGTGTATCTGTGCCTGTAGTTGGTTGTGTACCTGTCCCTGTAGTTGGTTGTGTAGTATCTACAGGAGCAGCACCAGTATCTGTTGGTCCTACAGGTAACTGATAAAATGGAAAACGTGCATTTATAGCTTCCTGTTCTTCTGGTGTAGAAGCATAGAAGTTACGTCTATGTATTTGTTCTGGTGTAAGTCCTGCATTGGGATCAGGTTGTATAGGTTGTGTAGTTGTACCTCCTCCTGCTGGTGGTGTAGTAGTACCTCCTGCTGGTGGTGGTTGTGTTACAGTATCTCTTGCATCTGTTGGTGGAGGTACAAAAGTTTGTGTTGGACCACCAATATCAAGAGGTCTTTCTTCTTTAAAACCAAACTGTCTAAAGTGTGCTAGTCCTTTTTGTCTTAGTTGTTCACTAGATCTACCCCCTGTTTCATCAATAGGAACTTGATCACGTACATCTGGATTAGCTGCTGCATAACGCTCTGGATCAAATCCTTGTGGTAGACCATAGAACCGTTGTTCCCCACCACCAAACTTTCTAAAGTGATCTTCTGGACTGTCAAATTGACCCTGTGCTATAGCTTGTCCAACATCTGGATTAGCCACTAAATATTCCTGTGCATTAAAACCCTCAGGTAGATTAAACCGATCAGGAGGTGGAGGAGGATTAACACCACCTTCTTGAAACTTACGCACATAACCACCACTAGCCATGAGCATAGCTTTATTTACGTAGCTATTCATCATCTGTTGTTTATCAGGGTTTTCCTGTAAATACGATTGAAAGCCTGTCATTGGACCTGTGTAGCCCATTCTGTCAGCTATCTTACGCATTCCTGATTCTTTAAAACCTGCTAACTGTGCCATCTTATATTACCTTTTTTCTAATACCTTATCTAGCTTATCTTCTAAACGATGTAGTGCCTCTGTCACCATACGCATGTCTTCTCTAAGTTCCTGCTTAGTTGAATAGTCTTCTCTAGTTCTATTAAGTAATATATCTATGCGTTTAACTTCAGCCATTAGATTTCTAAACATCCATATAGCAGGGCCGATAACTAAAGTTAAAACGACATTCCAAAATATTACTGGTGATATTTCTTCAAACATGTATTATTCCTCTGGTTTTGTAGGAAAATCTACACTAGGCCAACCTGTTTTTGTTGGTAAATCACGCAATGCCTGTCTATATGTTTTCATATTATCTGACATTGTAACATCTGATAAACCATAAAAATCAGTTTCTGCAAGTAATTTATTTCGTTGTTCTCGCATTTGAGATGCTAAACGATTATTTTCCTCTGTAATTTCATCTGATGTTTTATCTCTAGTAGCCCACTCACGTTGCCATTTACCATCTATCTGAACAATACTTCCTGTATGATAAGCAATCTGTGTGTCTTTAATTTCTGGTGCAGCAACATCCGCAACTTCATACACATTAAAAGATGCTAAAGTGTCTTCTCCGATTGGTGTAGGGAAACTAGTATTCGGATTATCCATTTGTAATTTTTTAATAGAGTATGGAAAATCTTTAACTGATCCATCTATAATTCGTGCGTACATATTTCTATCTCCTGTTTCATCAATAGGAACTTGATCCTTTTACATAACCACCATGAGTAGGGGTGTTAGAAGGAGTAAAATTTCCTCCTGCACCTAAATTTGTACCAAGGTGAAACCCTTTATTCATATAAACATGAGGTTGATAACCAGTAGGCTTTGAGCCATCTTCGCCTAAATCTACAGGGTAGCCATAGGCATCAAAAAATTTTCGACGATTAGCTTCTGCACTAAAATCAAAATATGTTTGGTGAACATACAAAAAGCCTATTCTACCATCAAAATACTGACTGCTATTAGTCCTTGAACCTATTTTACAATTATTCATTAATGCTAAATTGCTGGATCCACTGGTATTGTATGTTCGCCATTTTAAACTCGATGGAACTGAATCATTTACATAATACCAACGCTTACTTGTACTAGATAAATCACAAGATATTAATACATTATACCACGCATTTGCTCCTACTGGATAACCACTATCAGGACCGCCATTTATTATTGCAGCACCATCTGCTGCATAAACAGTAAAAGCAGTATCTCCACCGCTTTCCTCCCATTGTATGCCCCCATAAAAAGTGCTTGGAGATGCTCCACCAAAAAAAGCAAAACCCGTTCTACTAACATAAGCATCCATATACACTGATAAGGCAACCGTGTATTGTCTAGTAGTATCAAATCCTAAGTTTGAACTACTAGCCATATTTTGGTTTGATCCATTAAATTCAACACACTCTCCCCAAAATTCACTTGGGCCTTTTGCACCTGTAAATGGCCCATCATTAACTGTAAAATTACCACCAGTGCCTTTATTATTACCTGCGTCATGTCCTCTTATAGGAAGGTAAATTAAAGGACTAGTACCTGTTGGTTCAGAACCATCTGCACCAAGATTTTTTGGTTTATTTGTGTCAGTATCAAAAAAAGGATTACTAGCTGAAAGATCAATATATTCACCGTCTTGAAAATAAAAATCAGAAATTTCACCTTTAAATTGAGTACCTGATGTATATCCTCCAATTGTGTAATCTGACACTGTAAAATTTATAGAGTCATCTGTGTAGACAGAAAAGTTACCACCAGCATCAACTCCATCTAACAAAACATGTCTTTTACTTGTATCTGACATATCACAAGATATTTGTAGGGAATAATACTTACCTTGTTCAAGATCAGTGCCACCTGAATAAAAAAGAATAGCACTATTTGATGCATTAGAACCAATTATCAAAAGTCCAGAATCTTCAACTTGAACTACAAAAGCAGTTGTTCCACTATTGACCAAATGAAAAATATGTCTGTTTCCTGTATTACGTCTTTTAAAATTACATGAAAAAGTAAATAATTTACTGTCAGCAGCACCAGTTAAAGAAGATACTGTTAAATCATCACTTGATCCATCAAACTCACTAGCTGCTGCATTATATTGGTTTGGGCCACGCCCAGATTGAGCAACTGTTCCGTTTAAAGTAAAATCACCACCTGTACCAGAATTAGCTCCCGGATCATCAACATCATCCATAGTAATATTCATAATACCACTTGTAGGTGGTTTTACATATAAACCATCTGCATCAATAAAAAGACGACGATTAGAAGTTGTTGACAGATCACGATAAGTATCGTCTAGATAAATACCTGCCATTCTACCTTTAAAATACGAACCCCCTCCCGGATTTGCTCCAATAGCCCAAGAATCAAGCGTAAAATCAATATTGTCGTCGGTGTATGTTGAAAAAGTAGAAGTTACAGCTTCATCGTTTACATACACATATCTGTTTGAAGAGTTTGCTAAATTGACTGATACTAATATATGTACAAAAGTTTCTCTTGCACTTACAATTCCAGATGCAGGTATGATAAGATTTAAAACTGTATTACCTGATGTATTTACACCATTTACTGTAACCGTATCAGAAGAACTCCAACCAACGGTAAATCTAGTAAATCCTCCAGAAGCATTAGCTTTAATTATAGTTCCAGCAGTTGATGATAAATAACTATATAACCACATTGAAAGCGTAAATGTTTTGCCATCAGCATTTCCAGTAAGATCACTACTTTTAGACAAGTAATCAGCAGCACCATCAAAATCAAGTCCAATCGGTTCAACTGTACCAGTGCCATAAGTGCTAGAAGTTGCTGCTATAAGTTTTTGTGCTGTACTCATTATTTATATTATCCCATTGCCTGACCAGCAGTAAATCCATAATAAATTGTACCACCGTCATAAGTTACGAAAGCAAAAACATCTACTCCACCGGAAGTTGTAGTTAAAGTAGGTGCAGTTGCTGCTGCCCAATCTACACTGTTAGGCCAAGTAATTGTTCTAGCAGTGCTGTCCTGTACAACTTTTAGTGTAAAAGCTGAAACCTTACCATTTGCAGCAGGGTTACTAAAAGTGTATGTAACATTTTCTGATAATGTATGAGTAAAGTTATCGCCATCTCTTAGGTTAAGAGTTGCAGCATTTGAACTAGATGTAATAGCAGTGCTTTCTTCAATCTTACCATTATCAAATGTAACAACACCGTTTGCATCTGCTGTAACTACTTTACTTGCCTCTGATGTTCCAAGTGTTGAAATGTCATTATAATTTAGTTCAGCAGTAGAAGCTGTAACACCGTCAAGTTTATTTAACTCTGCTGCATCAGCAGTTACAACAGTTCCAGCTAATGCCAAACCATTTGTGCCATCATGTGATGCAATGTTAAAATCATTACTACCATCTGCAATAGTTACATCACCTGATATTAATAATGTATCTGTGCCATCTTCATCATACTCAATGCCGACATCTTTACCGTTTCCAAAAAACAATTTTTTATCATCAGCGATAGTTACATCACCACCACTTATAAGCAGTGAATCAGTCCCATCTTCATCATATTCTATTGTAACATCTTGATCACTACCAAACTTAATCTGTTTGTCATCTGCAATATATATGTCACCAAACTCTGCACTTGCAGATCCTATATCTGCACCACCAGATGCATCAGGTAATAGTGATGTTTCCACTGTTACTGTATTTGTTCTGATACCAGATGTACCGTTATCTATTGCACCAAAGCCAGAGGTTATACTACCTGCATCTAGAGCACCTGTTGTAACAATACCTGTACCACCTGCTATAGGGCTAAAGATAGAGTTTACACTAGTTCCTCCTATAGTTATTGCATCAGCTTCAAGCGTACCATCAATATCAGCATCACCACTAATATCTAAACTAGCACCGTCAACCTCACCAGTTACTGTAATAGAATCTACATAAGCATCTTTCCATCTTACAGAACTAGAACCTAAATCTACATCACTGTCAGACTGTGGACCAAAGATATTATCGCCTAAATAAACCTGCTCAACATTTGCTGCATAGAAATGTATTTCATCTGCTGTTTCAAAGTCTATCTTAGTCTCATCATCCTCGCCTATCTTTATATCTGTTGCAAGTAATGATGTAATACCTGTCTGTGCTGCATTGATAGTAAAGGTTAAGTCATAAGGATCACCGTCTGATCCATCTGAAGTATCTGTC